CGTTACTACGAAGCTGAAGACTCGGACCTACTAGGTAGGATCAAGCGGAAGTATTGGCATTCAAGTTGCGGCACAGCCAACAAATCCAAGTTGGCTGGCATCTTGATGAAACGCAACGGCATCACCTGGGGTAACTGGAAACGGGAGCTGCGGGTGAAGCTGGGAGGCTGGCTCCTCGATGCGATCATGCGAGTGAGTAGCTGGTTTGACAAGGATCACCGCAAGAGCCCTAAGGGAACCGACCTCTTCATCATCCCCAGTGCCTTCTTCCTGGAGCACCAGGACCGTCTGATGGCTGAGGCGGAGATCTTCTGCCCCCTCGCGTGGCCCATGATCGTGCCTCCCCAGGACTGGACTGCAACATCTATGGGGGGATACATCCTGAACGAGCTGATGGCGGGTCACAAGCTCATCCGTGGATCTGATCGGACACGTAGGCCGGGAGAGATGACGGAGCCCCTGAGGTTCCTCAACACCCTCCAGCATGTGGCCTATCGACTGAACCCAGCGACTGTCGCAGTGGCAGAGGTTCTCCTGGAAAAAAGGATCATGGTCGGGAAGTTTGTCCCGATTGTCGAATATCCACTACCAGCCAAGCCTCACGACATTGCCGACAACAAGGAGTCTCGTCAACAGTACAGACGAGAGGCGGCAGAAACTATGAACAAGAATGCTCAGATGTTTCGTCGCTCATGTCGCACCAGGAAGTGCATGGAGCTTGTCTCCCGCTTCAAGGAAATCGATAGGTTCTACCTACCCTGGTCTTTTGACTATCGAGGTAGGGTTTATCCAATCCCTGCATTCCTGACACCACAGGACACTGACTTCGGTAAATCTCTCCTTCGCTTTGCTGATGAGTCTCCGATGACTCCTGATGCAGAGAGGTGGCTAGCGTTCCAGGTTGCTACTACCTATGGTCTCGATAAGGCGACCATGAAAGACAGGCTTGACTGGACCGCAAGCAGCCACAGTCTGATTAGTCGTGTGGCAATAGATCCACTCGGCAATATAGCTGACTGGGAAGCAGCAGAAGAGCCCTGGCAGTTCCTAGCTGCCTGCGAGGAATACTATGCCTGTGTAATCACCAACACACGGAACACAACTGGCCTCGCTGTAGCAATCGATGCAACCTGCTCAGGACTGCAAATTCTGGCTGGTCTCGCAAGGGATGGGTCAACCGCTGCACTCGTCAACGTCTCTCCTGCAGATAAACCTCAGGATGCCTATCGGGCAGTAGCTGATGTTGCCAAGACCAAGCTACCTAAGAGGTTGGCTGAGTTGCTTGACCGCAAGGTTACCAAGCGAACGGTGATGACAATCCCCTACAACGCTAAGGAGTATTCAAACCGTCAGTACATCCGAGCTGCACTCAAGGACAAAGATGCTGAGTTCACATTTGAGGATCTGAAGGACATCACGAAAGCTGTTGTCTCTTCCATGAATCAAATCGTCCCACGTCCAATGGCAGTAATGCGTTGGATCAACGATGAGGTCCGTGAAGCCCTTAAACGTGGAGCAACTTCATTGGAATGGACAACACCTTCTGGGTTCATTGTCCATCAGCATCTGATGAAGCGAGAGTTGAAGCGAATCAATCTTCAGCTCCTTGGCTGTTGCAAGATCACGGTAAGCGGTGATGAGACAAAGATCATCGACAAGAATCGGCATAAGGCAGCAACTGCTCCAAACCTGATTCACTCGCTTGATGCAAGTCTCCTGCACCTGGCATTTCAGAACTTCACGGAGCCTTTCTCCGTTATCCATGATTCCGTCCTGTGTCGGGCAACTGACATGGGATTGTTAAATGGGATTGTGCGAGAGATGTACGTCAAACTCTTTGCTGAGAATGACTACCTTAGAGACTTCGCACAACAGATCAATGCCGTCAATGATCCGCCCATCATTGGCGACCTTTCACCCGACATCGTTCGGGAATCCACCTACTTCTTTTGTTAATGGCCTTCCCCCAATACGTCACCAAAGAGCCCGTTGTTCTTGACGGATTCCAAGCTATTCTCAAGCCCACTGAATATGGCTTCGGCGCACAGGTTGCTGTCGGTAAAGAGATGATTGATCAACTCGTTGCTGATCGTGAGAAGCTTCTGGCTGATCTGGTCTTTAAGATCGATCCTAAGAAGCTCAAGCGCATGGTTGTTAAGCCTGAGCCTTGGGAAGAAATCGCTGAAGATACTTTCCGCCTGAAGTTCTCCTGGGATGCAAAGAAGAAGCCGGTCGTCATTGATTCGGTTGGTACGGTCCTCGATGATCCCTCCATCAGGATCTACAACGGTAGCTTGGTGAAGGTGAGCTTCTATCAGAAGGGCTACATGATGCCTGATTCCTATGGGACGAGCATCAAGATCCTTGGCCTCCAGGTGATTGAAACCAGTGACGGTTCGCCTCGCCTTAATGCAGACAACGCACTCGATGTGTTTGGCACCCATGGAGGTGGGTTTGTTGCTGAGGATGTGATGGATGCTGAGCTGGCTGAAGAGGCTGGAGCTGACAGCGAGTACTGATGCCCAACTTCCGATCAAAGCTGGAGGGTAAGGTCAATGATCTCCTCCAGCTCAATCGGGTTGACTACAAATACGAATCAAAAAAGATACCCTACACATTAACGTGTAACTACATACCTGACTTTATTCTGGCAAGTGGCGTAATTCTGGAAGTCAAGGGTTACCTTGATTCAGATGATAAACGCAAGATGATTGCCGTTAAGGAGGTCAATCCTGAACTCGATATTCGTTTTGTATTTCAATCCCCATACTCCAAAATTCCACGTACTCAAATGACTCATGCCCGATGGGCCGAGAAACATGGATTCCCGTGGTGTCACTACCAACAAATCCCACCAGAATGGCTAAAGAACAGTCAACGTTCAACCACTACAGCGACAATCGAAGGATTAACATCCGACTGACTGGCGACGGTCCTGAAGGAGAACTTTGCCTGTCTGATCAAGTGCATGGGTTCCTGGATTTCCTTACTGCTCAGGGATGGGCAGAAGAGTCTATCTACAAAGTGATTCAGGATGCTATCGGGTGAGACCTCTGAGCAGCTCTACCACGAACCATGTTCAGAATGCGGATCATCTGATGCCGGTTCAAGGTACTCAGATGGTCACTTCTACTGCCACAAGTGTGGGCATTACCAAAGTGGAGACTCTGATTCTCCCAAACAATACCCCATGAAATCCACTAAAGATGTTGAAATCAAAGGAGATGCCCAACGGCTCCCAAAACGGCGAATCAAGGCAGAAACGTGCTCAAAGTTCCAAGTCCTCAAAGACGACGAACTTCTACGCTTCTATTATCACGACAGCTCTGGAAAGGTTGTTGCAGCCAAGGTAAGAAATCCTGAGAAAAATTTTTGGTGGGAAGGAGCTAACAAGGATCACCGATTCTTCGGTCAGCAGCTTTGGTCTTCCTCTGGTAGGTCAACTGAGAAGTACACCCACCAAGTCATCATCACTGAAGGCGAACTGGATTGTCTGAGTGTGTTTGAAGCCTTCCCTACAATGTGGCCAGTTGTGTCACTCCCTGATGGGGCTCCCGCTGCTAAGCGATCTGCACAAAAGCAGCTTGAGTGGTTGCAAGCATTCGATGCTGTCGTCTTGTTCTTTGACAACGATGAGGAGGGTCAGAAAGCAGCGGAAGCTGTAGCTCAGATCCTTCCAACTGGTAAAGCGAAGATCGCCAAGCTCGATCCCCAGTATAAGGATGCCTCAGATGCCCTACAGGCCAATGATGTAGAGGCAATCAAGAAGGCTATCTGGAAAGCTGAGGTTTGGAGTCCTGCTGGCATTGTCAGTTGGGATCAACTCATCTCAACGATCACTACTCCTAACGCACCTAGCGTCTACGACTACCCATTCAAGGGCCTTAACCAGCTCTTGCATGGTATTAGGTACGGTGAGCTGATTACAACGACAGCAGGCAGTGGCATCGGGAAGAGTTCTTTGTACCGACAGTTTGCTGCCCGCCTCCTCGATCAGGGTGAGAGCGTTGGCTACATCGCATTGGAAGAGTCGAACAAGCGTACAGGGCTGGGCCTCATGTCTACT